ATGCGTCTGGTCTATTTGATTTAGGTAGAAATGCGAACGGTGATGAAGATTTACCAAGAACACCAGCAGGTATTGCTATTATTGCTGATCCTCGTAATGAAGAAAATCAAATTATTGGTGAATTTCATTTAGCATTTTTAAAATATCATAATAGAGTATTTGGTGATGTTAGTCTAGCTAATCCTAATTTTACCCTACAACAAAAAATTGATACTTCAAAACAGATTGTAACCAATCATTATCAGTGGATGGTTGTAAATGACTTTTTAGCATCAATTACTGGAAGATTCTTTACAAGATTATTTGATGTGAATGGTATGCCAGTTATTAGTCCTGAAATTCAAGCAATGTATCCAAATATGCCTATTGAATTTGCAGGAGCATTGTATAGAATGGGTCATTCAATGGTTCGAGATGCTTATTATGTAAATAAGAATTTTGATGTATTTCCTATTTTTAGTCCAACTCTACCAGCACCACTTATCACTAATCCTGATTTAAGAGGATTTCAACCATTACCTGCTAATTTTACTATTGATTGGAGTATGTTTTTCCCGATGCCCTTCTCTAAAGGTTTCCAAGTTGCTGAAAGATTTGATGTATTTATGAATGAAACATTATTTAATCTTCCACTTGTTGTAGCTGATACAGAATCTCTTGCAGAAAGAAATTTATTAAGAGGAAAGACTTTTAATTTACCATCTGGACAAGATTTAGCCAGAGCTTTTGGAATTCCTGAAGAAGAAATTTTAACTAGAACTAAAGGAAATATGATTATTCAAACTCAGGATTTTCCAGTTATTACTGCTAATGATTTAAATCATTTAGAAACTGTTTTTGGAGATTCTACACCATTATTTTATTATGGATTAAAAGATAATCATGTTAATGGTAATGGAGAACACTTAGGTTCTTTACCTTCCAAAGTTATTGGTGAAACTATCTTATGTTTAATGAAAAATAATCCTAATTCATATTTTAATAATGGCTTTAGTCCTACTGCAGGACAATACGGTTGTGTATCATCTGGAGTTTATACATTTGCTGAATTCTTTACTTATGCACTAAATCTTCCACCATTTACGGCTGCAGATCTTTTGCCAACAGCATTTACTAATTACTTTGATCCTTTTGAAAATGCCCAATTCAAGATGGCTCTTGTAGGTCATGCATTAATGCCCCAAGTTGGATTAATAGCAGAACCAGTTATACAACCATGGCCGGGTAAAGTAGCTCATCAATTTGATCCAACACTAGAACTGGCAAACGTTACACAGATTGAAATTAATACTGTAGCAAATAATGCTGTTAAATTTGGTGTTGATACTACCCTAGCTATTGTAAGATTTTTAAATAATAGACATATTATTACTATAGCACAAGGATTAGTTGGTCCTGCAGCACCAGATGCACCTAAAGCAGCTATATTTCCACCAGCAGTAGCTCCTCCTCCCTATGTTCCACCAACAGTTGTTTTAACCCCAGAACAAGCAAGAGCAGATGCTATATTTATGGCGCAAGATGTTGCGTTATTTATGCAAAAACCTGATGCTGTAAAAGATGCTGCAAGAGCGCAACAAGAAATTACTGATGCTCTTGGAGGAATTGTAGCACCAATGGCTGTAGTTGTTTAGATTATAGTAAATAATTTATATTTATAATTTATTTACTAAAAAAAATTATGTTAAGCTTGTGAAATAAAATATTTATTAATATCTTCTTGTTTTCTAAAATAGTCATCTTGAATTGAATTAATCCAAACTGAAGGTTGTGTAAACATAGTTTTAAATATTTCTGATACATAAATTGGTTGTGTTTCTTCTTCTTCAAGTGTTCTTGGTATATATTTATAAATAATTTGTGGCTCACAATTTCCAATTATATTATTTGAAGTATAATATATAACTATTAATATTATACCCATTATTAATATTATAAAAAAAAAACCTCTTAATATGTCCATATATAATATTAATATATTATATATTAGAATTTTATTTATTATGTAATTGATTATAAATTTGACTTATAGTCTCCATTTTTTGTTCTAATTCTTTTAATGTTGATTTACTAGATTCTAAATTATTAGTAATTTCTACTTTTTGTTGTCTTACTTCATTTAATTCTGATTCCTCTTTTGATAATTTTTTATATGATTCAATCTTGTCTAATTGCTCTTCTAAAGTTACACCTTCTTCTAATACAACTCTTTCTGTATTTAATTTAATAGGTTCAGGCATTTTAAAACTATCTAATTGTCCTGTTCCTAATCCTGTAATTTCTGGTGCATCATGCTTTCCTGTCACAACATTAGCACCTTGTAACAAACCTTCTTTTCTCTCTGCTTCTGCTTTTTCTTCTTCAGTTAATGAATCTTTGTATGCTTTCATATATTGATTTAATTCTTGTTCTCTATATACTTGATTATCTACATTATTATCAGCAGTATCAACATTAAATGGTAACCATTTACCAACCTCGCCAACAAAAACATGATGATATTTATCAATTTTTTGTAGATATTTTGCTCTTTCATCAGCTTCTTCATATGTTTTATAAACACCTCTTACCTTCAAACCAAGAATTTTTTGATTTTTATATTGTTCTCGTTTATCTTCAGGAAAAGAAAGTGGAGTTAAAAAGGAAAGACAAACAAAATTTTGTCCCTTAATTAATTTATCTTCATCTAAATAATCTTCTTGCAGGTTACTCATATTTTTCTATTATAATAATAAAAATAAATTTAATTTTAAATAGATTTTTTGAAAAATAAGTTATTTTGATATAATTATATTACACATAGGAAAATTACAATCTAATATGTAAAATAAGATGGTATTGAAAGTTATAATAAATAATACTTTTTCAGTTGTAGATAAATTAGTATTTAAGATACTAGATATAAAAAAATAGTTTAAAATTATATTTAAAAATAATTTAATTGTTTTATATAAAACAAAATAATTATTATCTATATCAATATTTAAAGAATTATTATCCATATATATTATTATAATAAAATTAAAAATATATTTATAAAAAATATATTTTTAAATATTATATACTGGGATAAAATTCCCATTTAACATCTCTACATATTTTTTTCCATATTTCATCCTGTGACCTTAACTTTGATCTACTTTTTAAAAGAGGAAAACATTTAATATAATCATCCAATTCTAATAATTGACAAAATTTATGTAGAACATAAGAATAACTCAAAAAATTAATTCTTGTTTTAGGACAATATTTTTCAAATGGCTCTTGTATTAAATCAAACATTTTTTTAAATTCATTTTCAATATCTCTACTTATTGTAGGAGCAGGTTTATTAGTAATTTTTGATTTAATATAAGGAATATGTTCGTAATAATCATTTAGTTTTAATTTTTTTAATATTGATTTAAATTGTGTTAATGATACTTTATCTATTTTTGTAACTCTCATTTTTTTTAATTCATTAACAATTAATTCAATAATCTCATTATTTATTTCTGTTGATTCTTTCGCTTGAAATTGACTTAACCCTTTTTGGACTATACCTTAAGCTCATTTTTTTATTTCTAAAAATAAAAAAAAATGAACCCACATCCATCTAGTCTCTGAACCTTTTTCAATATATAAATATTGAAACTTGGATGCGGATTGTCATGTTTTCCTAATCTTTTTACCTTTGGGGATGGCAATTAACCATGTTCCTCTTAATAATCACTAATTAAGAGTGGTAATTAGGAATTATGATTTTCCCGCAATTTGAATGTGTTGCATCATAATTTATTATAATACTAGCATAAACTTTTTACCATATAATGGAATTTATGCTCTTACGAGCAGTTAAGAATATAAATAATATCCACTCGCAAAAATGATTTTTTCTTTTGTATGGAAATGTTGGTTTTTCTATCATAGGATCTTTATAATTTGATATTTCATTTTCAATAATACACCTTTCTACATCACCACAATTAATACATGCATATATACCTTCTGAATATATTAACATTTTATCTATATTACAATTTATACAAACTTTATTATTTTTCTTTTGACTATAATATCCTTCTAATAAAGTTTTATAATCTTCATATAATGAAGCTCTATCTATTTTAAGTTTTTTATTATTATTTTCTTTTTCAATATCATGATTATCTAAAATATTCTTTTCTACTTTTTCAGTTTTAATATATTCGTTATCATAATTTTTTATTTCAGATTTATCTTTTGTTGAATCTAAATAATCAAAAATATTATTATTTTCTTTTACTAATGATTCAATATTTTTAATTCTTTTTCTTGTAATTTTTTTTTCTTTCCTCTTTAATTTTGATAGATAATTTAACATTTCTAATTTATCAATCTTATCTTTCCCAAATATATCATTTACTGTTATATCTTTAAAAAAACTATTATCATCATCTTTATTATTTTCATCATCATTATTATTTTCTTTTTTATTATTTTCATAAACATCTGGTTCATTATTTGATTGATTTATGTTTTCTTTTGTTAATTCTTCTTTAGGGATAATAGAATTACCATCAATTATATCATAATAATTAAATAAAATTTCATATGTCCTACTATAATAATCTAATTCTTTTTCATAATTTTTTATTTCATTTATTTCAGTTTCTAAATTATCTATTTCAGTTAATATTTGAGATTTATTATTTGTAAAATTTTCATTTTCAATATTAATATTTATATCATCAAGTTTTTTTTTTAATTTTTCTAATTTTACCTCTTTTTTTGGTAAATTTTCTTGTTTTTTAATCATATCTTCACTTATCTTAGAATGAGAACTATCTAATGTGCTGATGTTTGTAAGATATTTGATTTTATCAGGTTTAAATTTAAACTGATAACTATTCATATATAATTATTTTATTCTAAGTTCTTTAAATTTAATTTTTTTATATTTTATTTAAATAATTATTAAAAATTAAAATTTTTATCATATTTCGTTCTCTTTGTTATTTTTGCTATTTTATAAATATATTAAATATATAAAGCATTTTTAATTTTTTTTATTTTTTTTTTTCTAAATCTATAATATATAATAACACATGGGTGGTGGTTTAATGCAATTAGTAGCTTACGGTGCTCAAGATGTTTATCTTACCGGAAATCCTCAAATTACTTTCTTTAAAGTCGTATACAGAAGATACACTAACTTTGCTATAGAAACTGTTGAACTTACTCTTAACGGAACTGCTGATTTTGGCAAGAGAGTCACAGTCACTATCACTAGAAATGGTGATCTTGTAACCAAAATGTATTTAAGAGTTGAATTAGCACAAGTAACTATGAACAATGTTCCTCAATCTGAACTTGAAAGAAGCAAATATTTATTCGCTTGGGTCAGAGAAGTAGGAAACTTCCTCATTGATAATATTCAATTCGAAATTGGTGGTTCTCAAATTGATAAACACTGGGGTCACTGGATGAGCACTTGGCATGATCTTACCAAGGATGTTAATACTGAACCTGCTTATAATGCTCTTGTTGGAAATGTTGATGAACTTACCTTACTCAGATCTCCTGATGCACAAGGAAACTTTACTCAAAACTACATTTTATTCGTTCCTCTTGTCTTCTGGTGCAATACTAACACCGGTTTAGCTCTTCCTTTAATCGCTCTTCAATACCACGAAGTCAGATTATGGATAGAAATTAACCCCTTCCAAGAATTAATCTGCTATTCTAATAACCTTTCCTTATCTAGACTTGGAAACGGTATCGGTGTTATGGCTGATATGTCTTTACTCGTTGATTATGTATATATTGATACTGAAGAAAGACGAAGATTCGCTCAAGTTGGACATGAATATCTTATCAACCAATTACAATTCACTGGTGTTGAATCTGTAAATAATAACCCTCTAAGAGTTAAACTCGGCTTTAATCACCCAACTAAGGAACTTATCTGGGATATCAAATCTGGTGATTACATCTCTGGAAACTCTCCCTTCCTTTGCTATTCTAACAGTGATGATTGGGCTCTCGCTCTTCAATATGCAGCAAACAATGTTATTAGTGGTTCAGTCACTGTTGGTGATACTTCAGCTATCCCTGTTCCTACTCCTAACGCCTCCCCAGAAGTTAATATCTCATCCGTTCTCTATGACAACTGGAATACTGTCAATCCTGTAAATACTAACACTACTAACTCATCCAAATATTCCGTATTTACTTATGTTGCCGGTCAAGGTGTCGATGATAGCCAACCTCCTAGTGTATATGCTAAACAATTATACACTCAAGCTAATGGTCCTTCTGCTGATACTACTAATGTCAACTTCAAATTCAGACGTGATGTTCTTACTAACCCTCAAAAACCAAGCTACAACCTCGGTGACTATGTTACCAAGTTTGTTGTTCTTGTCTATTATAATGTTATCTCCGCTGATGGCACAGGCAAACTTGGCACTTTAACTTACTCAGTTAAGGCTGTAGAACAAGATATCACTGTTAGAGATGTTTCAGTTCCCGTCGCAAGCTGGACTGATAACAGATACTCTGCTTCCAGTGGCCAAAACGGATACTCTGATATGGATATCTGGGCTATCTTACCCACTGTTACTGGCCTCCTCATCAATAACAAATATAACCCCGTCAAGACTGGTCTTATCCAACTTAACGGTCATGATAGATTTGATACCAGAGAAGGAGCTTACTTTAACCTCATCGAAACTTACAACTACCACAGCTCTACTCCCGCTAACGGTGTTAATGTTTATTCCTTCGCTTTACATCCCGAACAACATCAACCCTCAGGCACTTGCAATCTTTCAAGAATTGATAATACCACTCTTATCCTCCACTTATGGACTGATACTCCTTATGCTGATCCTTCAAGAAACCCTCCTCCTCTTTCTGTCGTTGGACCATCAACCGAATGCTATATCTATGATACTAACTACAATGTTTTAAGAATAATGAGTGGCATGGGTGGGTTGGCCTATAGCAACTAACCGTAATACACAATACATTCAAATATGTGTTAGTATTATTATATACATTTTATTTAGTATAAATATTATTATTTTATAATGTTTAAAAAATTGATTTAGGATAATAATGTCATTATTTAAATATTACTATATAAACATACAAATGAAAAAGACTGTACTTAAAAATAAAAATATTGATATTATAGAAAATAAAATTGTTGAAACTGTAGAAAATAAAATTGTTGAAAATAAAACTGTAGAAAATAAAACTGTAAAAAATAAAACTGTAGAAAATAAAACTGTAGAAAATAAAAAACAGCGTAAAATAGCACCTTCTAGATTAGCTCGTCAGGAAGTTCATATGTGTTATATGATAAATCAAAAGAAAGAGCCATGTTCTTGGCGTGCTTTGTCAAATGAAAAATTATATTGTAAAAGACATAGTATATATGAAGATGTTTATACAAAAGATGATATAATAAATTTACAATTTTGTTCTGGTTGTAAGAATCCTTTTAAGAAAAAAGATGATGAAGATGATAATTATAAAATTTGTCTAAAATGTCGTGGTAGATCTGAAAAAATTAGAATAGAAAATAAAAAAGATATTATTAAATGTATTGGTATTACTAAACAAGGAACACCTTGTCCTTATCAAGCTAAAGAAAATTCTGTTGTTTGTGATAATCATATAAGTTGGAAAAAATATAAAGATACTATAGATTCAGGTCAAAATATGTGTAAAAATTGGGAACGTGGATGTTTTGAAATTATAGATTTAGGAAAAAAATCATGCTCTAATTGTAGAATTAAAGAACAAATTAATGAAAATAAACTTAAAAGAAGTAAAAGAGAAAATGCATTTGAATATAATAAACTTAATAATGATAATAAAATGTGCAAAGATTGTAATAAAATAGTTGATTCTGATAATCTTAAAAATAATAAATGTCTTAATTGTTATGAAATTTATAATAAATTACAACAAAATAGAAATCCAAAAGATCCTATAGTTTGTAAATTATTTGATTATAAAAAATCTGCTAAAATTAGAAATATTACTTGGAATTTAACTGATGATGATGCAAAAGCTTATTTTCAAAATAAATGTCATTATTGTAATAAATTAGGAGGATATAATGGTATAGATAGAGTTGATTCAAATAAAGATTACTCAAAAGATAATTGTGTTAGTTGTTGTAAATTTTGTAATATAATGAAATATACTTATAGTTCAAAACAATTTATTGAAATGATTACATTTTTATTATCAGTAAATGGATATATTGATAGAAAAACAAATTTTAAACATGTAAAACATTTTATATGTTCTCAAAATGCTAAATACTCAAAATTCATCTATGAAGCAAAATTAAGAAAATTAAATTGTGAAATATCAAAAAAAACTTATAATGAAATTATTCAACAAAATTGTAATTATTGTAAAAATTCTTTTGTAAATGGTTGTAGAGGTATTGATAGAATAAATTCTAAAATTGGATATATTTATGGAAATATAGTACCTTGTTGTTTCAGTTGTAATGTAATGAAAAATATTTTATCTACAGAAGAATTTTTTCATCATCTACTTAAAATTTATAAATATTCAGTATTAAAAGAAGCTGATAAAGATGAAGATTTTGCTACTATACAAGATAAAATAATGGATATTTGTAAAAAAAGTAAAAAAGATAAATCTTCACCTCATGAAAAATTCTTTAAAGATGATAAATATTATCAAGATTTACAATTTAATTCAATTAACTTTGAAGATATTGCAAATATAAAAATTAAATTAGAATTTGTAGAAGATGATAAACAATTAGATATATGGAACTATTATAGAAAAAATGTTTCTAGTTTAAAAAAAATTGATGGTGGTCGTTTAATTGGAAGACAAATTTATATTCTTGTAAAAGATACCAATTCTAATAAATATTTAGGTATTATTAGTTTAAGCAGTGATGCTTATTCGTATGAAAAAAGAGAAGAATATATTCAATGGTCTTTTGAAGAAAAAAATTTAAAATTAAAATATATTATGAATATGAGTACTTGTGTGCCTTTACAACCATTCGGATTTAATTTTACTGGTGGTAAATTATTATCTATGTTGGCATTTTCTAAAGAAGTTCAAGATTATTATTATAATAAATATAATGAACCATTATTAGGAATTACAACTACATCTTTATACGGTAAATCTATTCAATATGATAAACTTAAAGAATTAACATTTATTGGATATACTAAAGGTAATAGTGTAAAAGATATTCCACCTGAAGTCACCAAAATTTGTAATGATTATCTTAAATTTGAATATGGATATAATTATAAGCTTTCTAAAAAATTTATTATTTTACAAGCAGCTTTTAGTAAATTAGGTATAGATAAAGATGATATTTTATCCTCAAATCCTAAAGGAATTTATTTTGGTTTTACTAGTGATAAATCAAAAGATTTCTTAAGAGGCAAAAGTAAAGAAATACCTGATCTTCATAATGACGTTAAAATACAATCTTGTGATTCTATCTTTTCCAAATGGCTCCAAAAATATGCTATAAACAGGTTTAAGAGTCTTACTGATAAAAATAATCTTAAAGTAATCTACAGTGTTGAGGATTATCTATAGTTTTATATATTTTACAAAAAATTTAATATTCATATCTCTTACAAATATTGATTTACTATTGTTGTTATAAAGGCAACCACTTCTCCTATAAACTCAGCACTTCTTCTATATGTTTCATAGGATATATCTGTGGTCCAGTGAATACATTCTAATGTTGTGGTTGAGACATAAGACACCTTAAAATCACTAAACATAAACTGTATTGGATTCGTATGTCTTGAAAATTTAATTAAACCACCTCTTAATATTTCTAAAAATGATAGTATTTCTCTACTTATTTCTCTAGTTTCTCTATTTATCTCTCTAGTTTCTAAACACGATCTTCTTAACATTTCTAAAGTTATTTCATCCGCATGTGGCAATAAAACAAGCATCTCCTGCTCTTCTACTCTTTGTCTTTTAGTAGGACTATTTAATATCCTCTCATCCTTGATACGACATCTAGATACAGTGTGTTGAAAATCTTCTGGCTCTGCAACATGTGGATATATTACCATATTTACATTTACACCAAATGATACAGACGGACCATTTGGTATTTCTATTCGCAATGAATTTTGTATAGTTCTCAAATCCTGTTCTTGTCTAATTGGAACAAATGGCTCAATTACTGGTTTTTCCAATTCATTCGCAGCCCTTTCCAATTCAACCGCAGTCCTTTCAGGTTCTTGTCTAGTTGGTTCAGTAGCACAACCATCGCTTGCCAATTCAACAGACTGTTCTATTCTAGCATTTAGATAAATACAGCAGATTTCACTGGCTGAATGAGATTTATGATGTTTGCATATTGATACAAACAAATTTACAGATATTCGCAGAGTGTATCTAATCTCATCTATTGACGAAATTTCTAATATTCTAATAGTTAAGATCCTATCTACTAGTGTAATAAATATATTTTCTAATGAAGCACCAAAAAATTTAGCCAATGCTTCTTTAATTTTACTTTCAGCATTTGGATGTTGTAGTGTTCTGCGAAGAGGACCATAAGTAGACAATTTGCTTGTCAGAATCAATGTCATCTGGGTATATTAAATGATATATTTATATTTTCAATTTTTTAGAGAATATTTTTGTAATAACATACCAACTATTTTATATGCCAAATCAAATGAAATTCTCTTTCTAGCTATTTTTTTACTTTCCCTATAATTATTTAAAAATAATGAATTATATTTTTCTCTTTTATCATCTAAATAATTATTGAAATCAATTACTATTTTTTTTTGAATATCCTCACTTATTGATGGTGTAATTGTTAATGTAGCATAAGTTCTTGATGATATTTTACCATAATAAATTTTGTCATCAGAAACATATTCTAATTTAATCTTAGAATTTTCATTATCATCTATTGCTTTCAACAATAAATTTGTATTAAATTCTTCTTTTTCTAATAATCTACCTATCTTATAATCTTCATTATTAGTAATATTATAAATTTCACCACCAATTGTATAGTTATTATCTTCATTAAGTAAAAAATTTAATTTTTTCTTACTTGGATAAATTGTTATTGGTATTGATTGATTTGAATTTGGTTTATATTCATATTGAAAAGAACAAACTGTATATGTTGTATCATCAAAAACTTTTTCTTCAAAAATATTTAATTTTTTTATAATGTAAGTATTGAGAAATTTTTTTCTTAATTCTATATCCATGTTTCTTATTGAACAAAAAAAATTAAGAGGAATAATTATTATACCTCCAATAGGATTATTGATTAATAAATTTTTTATATGACATTTGTATAAATCATTAACATCATTATCATCAAATAATTCTTTTTGCTTTGATTTATTTCTTGATAAATAAGGAGGATTTGTTATTATGAAACTATTTAAATAATTTGGTGGATTCTTAATTGTATCTCTTTTACTTATATATTTATGTTTTGGATCTATGTCATAACACTCACAAATATATTTTTTTTTATCAATAAAATTTAATAAATCACCATTACCACAAAAAGGTTCTATTATTTTTTTTACATTTTTAGGAACCTCTAAATCTGTTAAAATATATTTATAATTAGTTGTATAAAATTGACCTAATTTTTGTTTGATAGATTTATCATCTTCTTCTTTTACATCATTTATAATTATATTTTTATTTTTCATTATGTATGTAATTTTTATTATATTAATTTATATTAAACTTTATTATTTATTTTTACTCACAAAATATTTTATATTTTCTAATGTAAAATAATTATTATTCGTTTTTAACACACTAAATAATCTTTCTAGTTCAATAAATCTAGATTCTACTACAATATTCTCTGGATCTATTATTTTATGTTGTCTAAATAAACTAAAAACATAATGGTGTTTTCCAGAATCTTTTGGAGGTTTTGGTCCTTTATAATTTATAATTGTATCTCCTGTAAAAATATCATTTTTAGTTATATTTACTATTAACCAATGTATTTTATTTCCTCCTACAGCATCTGGATCAAACATCAATAATGTATAAAAACTCTTTAATTTACAATCTAAATTTATAATTGGTTCTACAGACGATTCTTCTATAGATAAAAATAAATTATTTTTATATAACCTCCTTGAAGGATAAATTATTTCCATATAATTTAACCACTTAAAAAAATAAAATATTGATATGATTTTTTGGACGGTTTTTTGGCAGTCCAACACACACAAATTTTTTCAAAAACCTTAAAAAATGTTATAAAAAAATATAAAGTCAATATATATACTAATTATTATTTACTGTTTTATAAGTATTTTGAAATATTTCAACAATAATAATCAAATACAATATATTTTTCATCCATATTAAGTGGATAAATAAATATTAAATTACCAAATGAAGTTATATCCATTGTAAAACTTTTAATAAAAGAAGGTAAAAGAAAACTTAAATATGAATTAATCATTAATGTCTTGGGAATAGTATTTAATAACTTTTCTAAACTAGTATTAACATCTTTTTCTAAAATAGTTCTTATTTCATCTTCTTTATTTATAACATTAGATACATAAACTAAATTTCCTAAACAATTTTCATATTCAGCAAATATTTTTCTAGCATTTACAACGAGACAATATTCTTGTATATTAAGTTTTTTATTAATATAATATATAATTTCACTCGTTGTTAAATTTTTAAAATTACTTTTTAATATTTTTATCGTTTTTTTATTCTTTTTTACTAACAGATTATATACATTCTTGTAATCAGCTCTATACAAGATTTTAACATTGTTAAACAAATAATTTATTAAACTAACATCTAAATCATAAAATTTAAATTTATAGTTTTTAATTTCACCTTTACATATACCTCCCATTTTATATATTTCATCTATCTTTTGTAATACTAAATTTATACTGTATGCATCGTAAAATAAATGACTAAAATTTACTATAAAATCATTCTCTTCTATAATAATGTATATCTTTTTATTCGTACATGATTGTGTTATATTCGCTTTTGCTAATTTAATTATTTTGTTCTTTTTATTTAAAACATTTATTGATTTAATTAACTTGTCTTTATCCACTTTATCATTTAATATAAAGTGAAAATCTAATCGACGATTATATATAAAATTCATATATCATATATAATTAAAAAAATATTTGTCAGGTGTATATTTTTATTTAGTTTAATATAATAAAAAGCTTATACCTAATAAAAAAAATATTATGTAATAATATTAAATATATGGAATACGATATAAAGAACGAAAACAATTTACTTTGTATTACAGAACAAATAAGAAATAATTCATTATCTAATACTGATGATATCAATATTTTTTATAAAACATATTATATAATATATAATAAATATATGGAATACGATATAAAGAACGAAAACAATTTACTTTGTATTACAGAACAAATAAGAAATAATTCATTATCTAATACTGATGATATCAATATTTTTTATAAAACATATTATGATAATGAATATATTAAAAATGGACCTACACGATATCTTACTGATGTTTTTAATGTAGGATATAATTTTAATTTTATAAAAGAAACTGTAATTTTTCCTGAATTTAGATACTATATAAAACAAAAACTTTATGAAAAAAATCTATCTAGTCAAAATACAGAAATTAATGGATTTAATACTATTGAATATGGACCTTTTTATTTTATGAATCAGCCAGACGATGAAATTATATCAGTAGTAGAATTGTTAATTAAAGATAAAAATAAAAAAATAATTTTTAAGAAATTTTATAAAGTTCCAGATTACAGAGATTATAGTTTTCAACCGAAATATTTAGATAGAACTTTAAAATTTAAATTTATTACTAGTTCTTGTTATAGCTTACCAGGTTATAGAAATCCTGATATTAATTGTTATTATAAATTAGCAGAAATAGCTCGTCAAGCTGATCCTGAATATATTTTATGCACAGGTGATATTGTTTATTTAGAACCACTTAATATTTCATCTAGATTAGCTGTTCAAAGTGCTTACGATCAATTAAAATCCCTTGAACCTATACAAAATCTTTGGTCTAATCATACTTGGATTTGTTCTAATGATGATCATGAACTTGGATTCAATGATACACTAACTGATGCACCTGATATTAGAACACTTAGAGAAACTATGACTGATAATTTTCCATTAAATGAAATAACAAATGTTATTGGCACTAGATGTGGATCTTTTATAAGTAAAAATATTACATGGATTATATTAGATGATATATCTAATAGAATATTTAATAAAAATTATAAAGGAATTGGTTATAATAAATTTTCATCAGCTTTAGGAAAAGATCAATTACTATTCTTAATGAATGCTTTATCAAATGTCCAAGATAATTTTGGTAAAAATTCACTTTGTTTTATATCAGTTGGTAGAAGCATGTTTGCTGAATTAGGAGATACGTTTGCTTTTTGTCCAGAAGAACGTGATGCTATATTTAATCATATTCATTTTCTAGGTTTAAGAAATGTTTGTTTCTTTTGTGGCGATTCACATCAATCAGATGTTTCAGAATTTGTAGTAAATAAAGATACTAATCAAATTATTCGTGAAATAAGAAATTCTGCAATTGGATCTAGACCTAGAAATGTACCAAATGATAATCCATATCAAATTCCTGGTTCTTTCATTGGTGGTATAAATAATTTTGGATTAGTTTCAGTTGAAGGTACAAAAAAAAATTATGATATTAATTATAAAGTTTATACAGTTGATGGTATTGTTTATGAATATGGATGGAATACTAACTATTAACTTTTAATGTAAAACAACATTTGAAACTTTTCTTAACAACATATACAAAAATGAATAATTGTATGAAAATACATTTAACATACCTATTGAATCTTTACCTTTAAAATAGGTTATAATTCGTAAAAGAACAAGAAAAATATTATTAAAGTTTATTTTAGTTTTTTCTTGTAATATTAAACAAAGACTTATAAACAGAATTAATAACATAGATTCTTTCAAATATTCTTTAGAAAAATTAAAAACAGTTATTTTTTTATTTTTTGCTACTTTTATAATAGGTTCATTAATCATAGCAGTTCTAAATAAAGAGTGAAATTTATATTTCATCAAGTTATTATTATCAATATCACATTTTTTGTCAGTAATACATAAATTAACTGTTGTTGTATTATCTTCTAATGTTAAAACTTCATGATACCAAAATGATGGTATTAAAAATAAATCATTTTTTTCAACTATAAATTCTTTAATATCATCTTTTTTACATGTATTATGGAGACTAAGATTAATAAAAGGTATATTTATTTGTGAGTTTGGTGGAGTTAAAATAAATTTTTTACTACCTTCTAAACATATATTTATTACATTAATACCATTACCATCATAATGAAATTTTGTTAAATTATCTTTTTTATGTCTCCATATTCTAGATTGTGGATCACATACAAAATTTTTTTCTTTTAATAATCCTTTTTTTATATTTTTATAAAAATTATATTTATCCAAAACTTTATAAAAACTTTTAATTAATGGATTATATTCTATATTATTATTATTATTTAATTCTTTAATTAATTGTTTAATTTCATCTTTGTAAATATTATCTAGAAAATTTTTAATTAATAAAGGTTTATTTTTTTTTATTGCTTTAATAACTTTTTCTACATTATTTGTTTTTGTCATTTATTATATAAAATATAATCTATAAAATATATTTTATATGGTGGTATGTAGATTATTAATTCTTTCAACCAATTCATCATTATTTGTAAATACTTCTATCTTATAATTAGAAAAATCATGTTTAATAAATTTTTCTTCTATTAATTTTTTAATTAATAACACTAAATTATCATATACATTATTGTAATTATATATAAAAATAGGTTTTGAAGCTTCTCCTATCTGATTTTTAGTTATAACTTCAAATAATTCAAATAATGTGCCAAATCCCCCAGGTAATATTACATAAGCATCACCCAATTCAACAAGCTTTTTTTGTCTTTGATCTATATTATCAAATAAATAATCATCTTCAATTCCTTCCTCTTTAAATATTCTCATATTACTTGATATAATAGTTCCGTTTATAGATAAAAATGTATCTCTAACAATACCCATTAAGCCTATTCTACCTCCGCCATAAGCTATTGATATTTTATCTATATCTATTTTTTTTATTAAATTAGTTATATTTAAATTATATTCTTCCTTCAAATTTGTTTTACCAGAGCAAAAAAATGTAACTGTTTTCTTCATAATAATATTTTATCAATATTTTATTTTTTTTTTATAAACTACCACCAATAAATAAATTTATGAAGATTTTGATTTTTCTAAAAATATTAAAATAATAATAATACATATAATAACAAAAAAAGGTAGATTTTTATTATTTTTTTTTTTACATCCTGTACTAAAATTTTCTATACCACTATTATTTTCAACATCTTTGAATTCTTCAGCTTCTATTATATCATTTTCATCTTTTTCTCCTGCATATTTTGTCCTAATTTCACCTTTATAATATCTTTCAGTTGGTAAATAATTACACTCGCTTAAATTAGGATTATCTAAATTATGGTTTTTATTATATTGATTATAATCATAATTATAATAATAAGGATATGAAAAATATCTTCTATATTGTGGTGTATCAATCATCAAATTATCTAATTTCGGAAAATTATGTTCATTTTGTTTTTTTTGAAGATTTTTGTTAAATTTTTGTTCAGGAAATTTAATAAATTGTTTAGGTGTATTACTTAATCTATAATTACCTGCAACTATTTTGTCTCCACCAAGTCTTGATGGAATTTTACTCTTACTAATGTTATTTATACTTGAAATTCCTTTTTCACCATATCTACTAGATTTTTCAATATCATTTTCTCTATCTATTTTAAATATATCAGTATCTGGATTATTCATATTATATAATCAAGATAAAATATTAGAAAAAGATATTTTTTAATTATATATATTTTTTTCTAATATTTCTTCATTACAACGACATATAGAATTTTGTAATCTTTTACCAAGTGTATAAAATATGCTATTATCGTTAATTTTTCCAATTATTTCTACTCTTCTAATTATTGCATACATGTTTTCAAATTGATAATCTTCATTTATGTATTTAATAAAATCTTGATAATTATCTTTATAATATTTATCAGTTAAAATTAATTCAACACTTTCATTACATTTATTACAGTTAGATAACATTGGTTTATGATAACATTTATTATTTCTAACTATAATTATTTCTTTTAATTTTTCAGTTATAGGTTCGCTTATAATTTTAACAATTAAACCATAGTCATATTTTCTATCAAATATACATACTAAATCTTCACATGATAAATAATTTATAAATATATTTGAAAATTTTTCATCTCTAAATTTACCTTCATTAAATAATTCATTGCTATCTTTCCAATGCCCCCAAGGACAAATTAATTTTTTTGTATATATAATTGTATCAAAAACATTATTATGTTTTCCATATTGATTATTTCTCATTTTACATTTGATTATAACTTTCTTTTCTTCTTGTTTTGGTTTAGGTAATTTTATATAATCAAATGAATAACCGCATTCTATCATAAAATCAATCAAATTCTTATTACTCATTGATAAATTACATAACGAACATATTGGACGAAGATTTTCAATATTATTATCTCCACCTTTTGATTTTGGAATAATATGTGCGCTATGAAATTCAAATTGTGTAATATCATTTAGATTACAACATAAACATTTAGTTTTACCTATATCAAGTCCAATATATGTGCTCCATATTTCTTGTTTTTTTATTTTTGGTAACTTATTTATATTTATATTTTTTTTATTTTGTTGTTTAATTTCTTGCCATATTTTTGAATGAAGTTTAGAAACATTTTTTAATGAACCATTAACATCACCTTTATCTAAATATAAACAATTGTTGTATTTCATTTTTATACTTGATAATTTTATATTGGATAGTTTTGTATGGATTTCATCTGGTGTTTTATTTTCAATATACATTTTACAAATTATTTTGGTTTCATCTTCAGTCCAATTATGTTTTTCAGTTTCTTCTATATTTTTATCATTTTCCATATTCAGTCTTTTAATCAATTCATGCCAAAATTTAAGAGGTGCGATTAATCTATAATGTCCTACATACCACTCTGGATCATATGATTGAATAGCTCTATTTCCATTTTCTATAATTTGTTGTTTGCCTTTTGAACTTGTCATTAAAGCAATTAAATTTGTTTTTTTATTTAGTAAAGCACCTTTTATCCAATTATCATTATTATCTTTATATTTTATAATCAATAATAATTTCCAATCATCTAAATTAGAATTTGAATTAGTTTTAGGTAATAATCTTTTAAGATTAGATTCAGTATTTTCTTCAATAATTATATTATTATTTTCAATATCAACATTATTTATAATATTTTTTTTTAATATTTCTGGATTTATATTGTATTGTAAATGACCTCTTTCAACACCTGTATTAGTTATTCTAGCAGTGCAGTAAAAATAATTAGGTTTATGAGGACATTCATTTATATAATAATGTAATATAGTTTCATCCATTATGTATATAAAACTACATATAATACACAAGTCAATTTTTATATAATATTCCTACATATGTAGTAATAATATAGTTTTTGAAATTACTAAATATGTTCTATTTTATCGTAATATAGATTTTCCAAGTTTTCCCATATTATATTAGAATTAATATCTATAATTAATTCTGTTAATTTATTTGAAAATTCAGTGCTACTATCAATTGGCAATAATGATGGTAAATTATCAATACATATTATATCTAATTGTTTATTATATTTGTAAATAGGATTATTAAATGTTGTCATATGATAATCTAATTTAATAGGATTATTTATAGCTGTTATATCACAACTAACATCATTTATTATTGATAGTTTTTTAAAATCTACCAAATTTTTATCCGATATTAAAGTAAATTCTGAATCTTTCTCTAATTTTATACAATTTATTATTATATCATGATTAATTAATCTATCCAATTCATCACCTCTACTATAACCAATATATTTTATATCTAACTTGTCTAATAAATATTTACAACCTTGACCACATCTACCGTTTATACCAATTATACCTATTTCTATGTCACTATAATATTCTTTATAAATTTTTAATTGATTAATTAATATATTATAATCATCCTTTGGAGTAAGATTTACTAATTCCTTATTTATAGATTTATAATAAAATTGTAATAAACTTATAGTGGTTCCAATAAAACCTGCCCAAAACCCAAAAGCTATTAATCTTTTATTTTTATTATCAACTAAATATTCTAAATCATAAATAATACCTTTTTCCTTTTTAAAACTTGATAAAATTTCTATATTATTTAATTGATTTTTATAAGTATGTGAAAAATATAAATGTTTGTATGATAATAATTTTTTGTTATTGTAATCTAATTCTTTTAAACCAATAATTAATGTTTCATCTTTATTAAAATTGTATTTTGTATAATCATCAATTAATATACAACCACAACTTTTATATATTTCATCACTAAAACATCTATCTTTAGAACTTTCTACATAAATTTTAAAATTATTTTTTAATAATTTTATACAATCTATAGGAATTATAGGAACTCTATATTCATTTAATTTATTCTCTCTCCTAATAACTAAAATTTTTATTGTCATAAGCCTTATATTTAAATTATAAAAATAAATATCACTAGCAGATAAAAATAAATATTGATTTACTGATAAAAGGTATAAAAATTATTTGTTAATATTATAATAATATAATTAAATATAATGGAAAATATTAATAACAATATATTAGGTAAAAATTCCTTAGAAAAACATTATAAATATGAAAAAACTTATAAAACTGACGAAATATATTGGGGTATAGGTATTGAAAATGAATTTTATTTAGAATTTGATAATTATATAAATTTTGAAAAATATAAATTCTTAAAAAATCATAAAAGAGAAAGATATAGTGTTGATTATTATACTAATTATAAAACTCAATATGTTGATGAAATATTTAATCTAGTCGCTAAAACTTATGATGGTAAATTACCATTATTATTAAACAGTCATTCAATGACTAGAACTGATAAATTAAATAATTCTAAAACATTATATACTAAATTATGCGAACCTAATCCTAAATTTGATGGTGAAACATTATGGGAGTTTATATCCAAGAATAACTCCTATTTAAAAGATAATTTTGATAAATCATTTACATTTGACGGTGATACATTTGAAATTATAACTCTTAATTTTTATAAGGCCACTATTGATGATGTTATAGAAGAATATAAAAAACATAAATTAGATCTAATAACTAATTTACAAACAGTTTTTAAAGAATATAATATTTTTACTAATTATGGTAAAATTGAATTTATGAAAAATAATCATCCTTTTGCTATTCATTTAACTAATCTTAATAATGTTGGTATTTTTAATAATGGCACTATTCATTTTAATATAACTTTACCAACTAGATTAGATTCAAAAGGACTTATATTGGATAAAGAAAAATTTGTTGATATTCATAAAAATTATATAAAATTAATTCAATTTATTGAACCATTCTTTTTAACTATTTATGGTTCTCCAGATCCACTGTCTTCTATTAAACAAACTAATTATAATAATTCAGAATTATTTTCTTCTTGTTCTCAAAGAGGGGCAGTATCTAGATATATAGGTATAGGAACTTATAATACCGATGATATGAAAACTGGTAAATTACTTTTTGATAATATAGATACTTTTGAAATATATACAAATGAATACGGTTGGTATAGACAATATTATAAAAATTGTGCTTATAATCAATTAGTAAGTTTAGGTTATGATATAAATTTTAATAAACATTATAATCATGGTATTGAAATTAGATTTTTCGATCATATAACTGATGATAATATTATTAAAGAAATATTAAATTACTTAATAATTTTAGGTGATTATTCATTAAATAATAATATTTTATCTAATCCAATACTTTCTGAAAATTGGAATAATATTATTGTAAAATGTATGAAATATGGTTATAATACAATTCTTGATGAAAGTGAATTAGGTATGTATAATGAACTTTTTAATCATAAATTTACTAATACTAATATTACAAAACTATTTTATGAAATTATTGATTTTATTAATATTCCATCCGAATTTTATAAACTAACTAAAAATAATAATATAATTTCAATAATTATTGATGAAATTATTACTAATGTTGAAAATAATGCTAAAATTATAAACAATGATAAAATTTTAAATATAAATAATGATAAAATTTTAAATAACAATAATATTGTAATTAATTTACCACCAAAAATTAATAATAATGTTAATAAAAAAATAGTTACATTTGATAATTCTACTATAGTAAGAAATAATAAAAGATATGAAAGTAAATGTTGTTCTATTTTATAAAATTTTATATGATATTTACTATTTTCTAGATCTAAAACTTTTTAATTGATTTAATCTTTCTAGAGCTTCTCGATGTCCTTGTTCTGATGCCTGTGTCCATAATCGTTCAGCCATATTCCAATCCCTTTCAGTGACTATAACTTCTCTTTGTAGGTTATTCTTCCATTGTCCTTTCTTTAACCATCCGCTATAAGTTTCAGTAAATCTTACTCCATCATAATACATTATACCTAATCTATACTTAGCCTCAGCACTATTCTGATCAGCTGCCATTTTTAAGTATCGGTAAGCTTCTGGGGAATATTTTATAACAGCACTAAGATAAATAAGACCTAATCGAAGCTGTGAATTCAAATTACCTTTATATGCAGCATTCCTAAATGCTTCTATACCTAGTCGTTGATGATTATACAAACCATCATGAGGATATCCAAAATCTTTAGTTAATAACCCTGTATAAATCATTTCAGCTAATCTGTATTCGCCTTCTAAATAATTTTGTGCGATAGCTTCTCTATACAGTTTCTCAGCACTCGCAATGCTCCTCTCGCCTCCTCTTCCTTGTTCAAACATTAAACCTAAATTAACTTTAGCTTTAGGATTTCCCTGAGCTGCAGCAAGCTGATACAGTTCTCTAGTTTCTACACTCTTTTGAGGAAATCTTTTCTCTAATAAAACACCTAAACATGTTTGAGCATCTACTAATCCATGTACAACACCAAGACGATAATATCGCTCAGCTTCATCATAATTAACTTCACTACCTTCACCATTCTCAAACATATTACCCAAATTAGTATGTGCAGCTGCATGACCTTCTTCAGCAGCAAGTGTATAGAGTCTTTTAGCCTCATTAAAGTTCTTCTCCATTCCTAAACCTTGGTGATTACACTTTCCAATTATGAAACGTCCGAATAAACTTCCTGCTGCTTCACTCTCTCTTCCAAGTTCTAGTCCTATCTGTATATTTTTTTCAACACCAATACCTAAAATAAGGCACCGAGCAAGCACACCCTTACAATGTTGAGAATCCAATGAAGCTCCATGTGAGGCTAGTTCAAAAGCTGTTTTTTCATCTTTAGGAACATTATTTCTACCATCAATTAACATATCTGCTAAAAATGCAAAAACAAGTATATTATCCAATTTCAATGCTTCATTCCATAAAGCATATGCTTCAGCAAATTTTCCCTTTTTGTATAATGTCATACCATTTGTAAATAGATCGTTTGATAATGTTAAATTAGATCTATCACTACCAGATAAAGCTTTCTTATATTCTTCTTCTATTAGTTCATTAAGTAATTTTTTTAATACTATATTTGGTATAAGTGTTTGATTTGGTAATACTTCTTTCGTATTTGGACTAGTATTTTCACCTTTTCTAAACAATGATTCTATAGCTTCTTTTTCATATGTTTCTCCATCTGCAGTTAATACTGGATCTACAAATAATTTTTTTGTTAAAGGACAAAAATAATTTGTAGAAATCATTAATTTTAATTCTGTTCCTTTATAATTAAATTTAATTTCCCTAAGTTCTCCACCTATTTGATTTTTTAATTGTTGATATTTATATTTATATTTTTTATAATTATGTAAATAATTATTCATATATATATATTTAATATAAAAATTTATATTAAATTAAAAAATAATTATAATTTTTTATTTACTAAACCATGGACAACAAGAACAATTAATTTTAACATTTGATACTTTAAGTGAGGTTTCTAATAAATCTAACGAACTATCAATAATTTTAAATATAGTTTTATTATCAATTTTATCAGTTTGGATAATTTTAAATTCAATAAGAATGTAAATTAAAAGTTTTAGAACTAATCCTACATCAGTAATTTTAACATTTCGTAATAATTCAGCATTTATATTTGTGTTAAGAAGATCTGTTATAATTTTAACTATAATTGGTACATCATACAAATCTAATACTCCATCTTCAAAAACTTGTTGTAAATTATCTAACATTGATTTTAAAGGTAAAACACCTGATACACTTGTATTTAGAAATGTTAATATATTCCCAATTTTAGCATTTGTAGCAGTATCAATATTAATAGATAATTTTGTAATTAAACCTTGTATATAATTATTATTCATTAATAAGGAACCAATCTTATCTACATGATTTACAAGTAAAACTTTTTCTTCAATTTCTGTTATATTATCTTGTATTTTTTCTATATTATCCTCCACTTCTACAATTAAATTAACTACTCCAACAGCAGGATCAGTTTCTAATTCTATTTGTGTTTCTTTTTCTGTCATCTTATATATATTATATATATAAATAAATTATTAAAAATTGAATAATATTATAAATGTATTAAATTATATTCTTAATATGTTTAGTCATATAAATAAGGATACTAAACCTATATCATTAAATAGTAGTATATCTAAATCTTCAATAAATGTACCTATTACACGAAGAACCTATTCCAAAACTATTTCAGAAGAAAAGAAAAAAGCACTAGAAGCGCTTCATACAACAAGAGAAGCAAAACATATTGAACAACTAAAGCTTCAAAAGCTTAGGATTACTAATAAAAAAGAAAATATTATTTCTGAAGAAAAAATATTAGAAACCACTATTAAACATCTCAAACAAGAAGAAAATAAATATGAACGTTTTTTACAAAAAAATATATATTAAAATTAAAATAAATTATATTCTAATTTTTATATTATGGTTGATAGACAAATTCACAAAATACGCATACTTGATTATTCAAATGAATAATCAAAATTTTGATTGATGTTCATAATAGCAAGCCCGTGTGGAACCAAGATTGCAGCTTGTTTGACAGCATTGGCATTCTCAAGAATAGCATTTTGTGCTTCTTTAACGAGTGTCGTATCACATGTAGCTTTTCCGAAGCCATCTCCAAGTTTAACAGGATTAACTCTAGTTCTGACTCCATTCACATAAACACGCACAACTTTGACTGCCATATTGGCTTCAAATTTTGGGCCTTTCCGAACTTCCCAAACCTTTTCAGAGTCTCCCATGAAACCACCTGCACCAAAAGTGCGAAATCCTTCTTTATACGCTTCCACAAGATCTTCACATGATGAAATTTCAGATGCCATCATACCTTTTTTGTAATCATAGACTCCAAGAGTTTTCTTGAATTCAGGAATTTTTCCTGAATCTTGGCGAGCTGAATCGAAGAGTTCCAATAGCATGCATTGTTGATGTTCTTGTGGAACACCATTTTTCATTACTGTCACTCTGGTATTTTCAGCTGCCTTCAAAAAAGCATGTGTGCCTAGTGTGTCTGGAAGCATAGGCATTGGCGCATTAAAACCTTGATGCACAAGACGATAAAATTGATAGTGAGACCAGCCCTGTGAAAAAGAAATCTTTTCTGGATTCTCATCTAACTCTGGCCAAAGACACATCGATACCATAGAAAGCTCATGTGCATGAGTTCCAACAGGTCTAACAATTTTTGGTAATTCAAGCACATTTGTAAGTGTATGACAAGCATCAAAAGAAGATGCTCCAATACAATTTGGATAGAATCTGCTGACGTACCAAGTTTGCAGAAGTGTAAAGAGAGGATGACCTGTTCTCCTGCCAGCGAAAAGGGCCCCTTTCATTTCGGGACAATTCTGTGTAGCAAAAACACATGATAGATGAGTTCTAAAAAGAGCCTCATATAACCATTGAGCGAAAGAAATGCCATATTTGCTTCGATGATGTTCAAGAAGAGTCTGATACACTGTCTGCATCATGGTTGTCTCCAAAAAAGAACATCTATTCCAAGGTCCTGTAGCCTCAATGTGAAATTTACCTTCTGCTGTGTAAACAGATAGAACAACTTCATCATCTTCAACATCTTGGGGACCCGTTTGACGATTGTAGATAACGGTGTCATACCAGAAATTTTGGTCTGAGCCAATACGGTGAGCACGTATGAGAGTTTGAGGTGCGCAAGACGGCCCACATATGTAAGGACCTGTAGCCTGCCAAAATGCCTCAATTGATTTTCCTTCGACTGCTGAAAGAATAATTGGAAGTTTGAAGCGACGAAATTTGAGAGCATCAAGTGCCTTAATAACTTTTTCAAGGATGCCGTCTTGATTACTGGCCAAGTATTCTTCCAAGCCGGCAGTACGAAGAGTCAATGCGAAAGTGACAACAATTTTCCCTTTTTGTCTAATGTTCTCAGCAATAACTGGAGCCATTGACAGTTTGTAGTAGTCATTGCCAAAAGTTGCAGATGAAAAGTCTCCATGATTAAAAATAGCCAAACATTCTGTAAGAAGTGAATGAATATTAGCGTTGTAGGCCACACGATGAGTATTATCTGCGGTATAATCACCCAGATTCTGGGAAGAAACCTGCCAGAATTCCTCAAATAGGGAAGATTTTTGACCAATAGATGGCCCTTCGGATGAATTAAAATCCTCCATTGTGTGATAATTCTAAGTATATAATAAATTCAATTTTTTTTATATAATAAATAAGTTAATGAAAAATTAATTTGAAATATATATTTTATTATTTCAGAGAAATTAATTATTATATACATATATAATAATTATAAATGTTGCTGCTATTTTTGATTATAGTAATATTGTTTATTTTATATATAAATGGTAATAAATGTGAAAATTTAGACAAATATGAAAATTTTAAAAATAATAATAATATACATGATAAATGTTACAAATGCTCAGGTAGATTTAGTATGTTAATTGGTAATTGTCAATAGTATATAGTAGGTATAAATATTGATAAAAAAAGATTAAAAGATAAAATTGTAATAGAATTTTTAACTACTTAAGCGTAGTTGGCCTGTTGAAGAATAGATTCAGTGAAGATGGTCTCCGCTTCATCTTTGAACTCATCTTTGTTCTCATCTTTGTTCTCATCTTCCATATCAATTTTGCCTGTTGAGGTCTTATGAAACATACCTCCACGCAAACGCAGCACTAGATGGAACGTAGTCTCTTTTTGGACGTTGTAGTTGCCAAGAGTTTCAGGATCCTCTAGATTCTGTCTATAAATTAGACGCAAATCTACTGGAGAAAAGTCTACTTGATGATCTGTTTTGATAATGGCACAAAGCTTGGTTTTAAAAACCAAAATAGTGTCTGTCGATAAAGATTTTATCGTTTTGGTTTTGCCATCTAAACACTTGACAAAGATCTGCATCGTCTCTTCGGACATATGGACTGTATCACCTGCAGAGATGCCACATTCAGCCAATGTCATTTTTTTTTCCAGACACTCACCCCTGAAACAAATGCGTTGATCGTAGACAGTTTTTTTCAAAATTCGAACTTTCTCACTCAGTGAAAAGATAGTTTCAGTGGGTTCCACATTAACTATGAAGATTTTTCCTTCTTGTGTTCTGACAAATATCTTACTGTCCAGACACTCAACCAAGCGCAAAGCATTCTCATTCTGGATCTTGTAATCAGCGAGAGTTCTTGCGTTTTCAAGCGCCCTGTTCCTAAAGAAGAGGCGCTGTTGGAAAGGAGGAATACCAAGCTTCGAATAGATCTTGTCTTTGACTTCTTTGACTGTATTTGACGATAACGCAAAGATGATGGGACTTCTGGTGATAGAGATTATACTAAGTAGCATTCCTCCACGCAAGTGCAAAACCATGTGCAGTATGCTCTCATTCTGGATTTTGTAGTAGGTAAGTGTGTGTCCGTCCTCCAACTGTTTGCCAGCAAAGATGAGGCGCTGCTGGTCATGGGGGATGCCCTCCTTGTCCTGGATCTTGGACTTGACAGCATCAATGGTGTCGGTAAATTCGACATTGATTGAGGTTTTTTTTCTATCGTAAGTCTCAATTTGAAGTGTCCATTTAGAATCAAAAGTTTCCATTTTTTTTTCTAAAGAATAATAAATATTTAAAATTATCAACTTTTTTATACATATATATAAATTGATATTTGTCATCAATATATTAGTAAAAGGTTAGTTTATGATAAATAAATTGTAAAAAATGTAAATTATGTAATAAAAAGTTGAAATTTAGTATATTCTAAATAATATAACACAATGTCATTCGTAGAAAAACCGATCCCTAGCCTTCCGGCCCAAAGTGCGTGTGTGATTATCACCCTTACTGCCTATTCGGCAAAAACGCCCGATGTTGCCCCTACAGAAATTGGTATCGTCAAGCCTACTTTTACGATGCCAATTGTTCAAGTCCCATTTGGCAACTCTCCAGTGAATTTTGCTATTTTGCGTGAGACTGTTGAGGCGTTGAAAGAAGAGAACTTCATTGGTCTCTGTCGTCCTCCTCCTCCTGGATTGAAGTTAATGTCAGTGGCGGCTGGAGGGGTAAGAATTATTCCTCCAAAAGAAGAGAATATGGCAAAACTCAAGGAATTTGCTTCAACACATTTTCCACATTGTTTTGAAGTGAATACTATCATTAATGGTATTCCCCGCTGCGTGACTGTGTTCGGTCAATACAATTCAGCAGAAATTGACTTGTCTGAGTACGTGCCTTCTGTGGTGATGGAAGGTAATATGCAGACAACTCTTTACACTCCAAAGTAGTAAGATTATTAGCTGCTGAGTTGTTGAAAAAAAAATCATTTATTATATTTCCAAAAATAAATCAAGTATTTATAAATAATTACTTAATCTGTTCAAAACTTTTCTTATAGAACTTTGATGATATATGCTACATCGTAGAAGTAGAAACAATATAAAGATACAATCTATTTGTATATTGAAGTAGGCAAAGGTTTTATGAGACTGTCTATTTAGTTTATTTTCTAAAACAGCCATAAAACAAGTTCCATCCTTCATAAATATGCTTACTGATTTTCTAGTATTTTTGAAACGTGAATAAACATTTTTATATTTACAAAAATTAAAATCTAACAAATTTATGTAGGTTTTTACATAATAGGTATATAAAAAAAGTTGAAATTTAGCACTACTATAAATTCTACTTACACACTAAATAAGAAATGGCTTACTGCTCTGTTTGCGGCAATTCTTTCCCCTGTGCAGGATTCGACCGTTCGCTCGATCAACTGGTTCAGGAAACTTCCTGCTCATTTCTGCATCCCGCTCTTGGAGCTGATGCTTTTGGCAGGGCCATGTCCTTGAGGTCTCATAGGGATCATCTGTTCAAGCAGAAATCGGCGGAACTAGCGAGGTTGGAAAAGAAGCTTTTGGGTTTGACCCCTGAACACAAGTCCAGGGAAAATACTGAAAAGCAGATCGCCCTTCTCAAGAAGGAACTGGGTGTGCAAGTGGTGGAAGACAAGTAGCCTACTTGTTGTCCTATAGTAGGAACGGAATATTTATATATATACAAAATTAAAATCTAACAAATTCACATTTTTGGGTTAATACTTTATCAAGAATTTGCCAAATATCTTCAATCATTTCTACATTAAAATTTCTACAAAATAGATTTGGAAATTTTTCAATTATTTCATTTAAATCTTTTTCATTTTCTTTAGGGCATAATACAAGTTCAGCTCCAGCTTGTTTAGCTCCAAATAATTTATCTTCTAATCCACCTATAGCTGTAATTTTACCTTTTAAATTAATTTCACCTGTCATAGCTATTTTATTATTAACTGCTATACCAGTAAGTAAAGAAATTAAACATGTTGTAATGGCTCCTCCAGCACTAGGACCATCTTTTGGTGTAGCACCATCGGGACAATGAATATGAATACCATGTTCGTAGGATTTTTTCCAATGATTTGTAATTTTTGTTTTTATATTATCTGGTAAAATCCTCCAAGAAATAGTTCTAGCTACTGACATACTCTCTTTCATTACCTTCCCCTGCATACCAGTTAATTCTAAATCTAGTTTTTCTGCTGCTGGAATCCAACAACATTCAATTGGAATTAATCCACCAATACCTAGATCATTCGCCCATAAACCATTAACAACACCTACTTTAGGAATTTCATTAATTCTAAGTGGTTCAAATTTTCTCTTTTTCTTAAGAAAATCATTTTCAATCACAGTTTTATTAATTATAATTTCATCCTTAATTTTTTTATTATTAACAAATTTATCTTCAAGTTTTCTAAGATTGATTTCTAATAAAATATCACTTAAAATCTCTTTTAACTTTCTTACACCACCTTCATTGGTATAGTTGTCAATAATAAATTCAATAATTTCCTTATAGAAAATTACTCTAATATCACTTAATCCAACAGATTTAATTAATTTAGGTAATATATAATTTCTAGCTATCTGAATTTTATCATCATTCTTATAACCCTTTACTTTAATGATTTTCATCCTATCTCTTAAAATTCTTGATACTTTACTTTCATCATTAAATGAAAATATCATAATAACTTTTGATAAATCAAAATCAATATTTCCAAAATATTTATCATTAAAATGACTGTTTTGTGTTGCATCCGTAATATGCATAAGTATATTAATGATTTCTTCTCCTTTAGGTGTATCAGAAACTTTGTCTAATTCATCAAAATAAATAATCGGATTCATACACTTTGTCTGAATTAATATATCTACAATACGACCACAACTTGAACCTTCATAAGTATAATCATGTCCTTCTAAGAAACTAGAATCTGTAGCTCCTCCTAAACTAATAAATGAAAATGGTCTGTCTAAAGCTTTGGCAATACCATCGTTGATAAGAGCTGTTTTACCAACTCCTGGTGGTCCTTGTAAAGCAAAAATATTACCACCTTCCTCGGGATTTGTAATTGTTTGTGCTACAATTTTTACAAGTTGTTCCTTAGTCATTTCATGACCGTAAATGCCATCATTTAATTTAACTCTAACATCTTCTAAATACTTTTTAATTTTAACTGATTCATCGTTTTTAAGAATAGGAGGTTTAACATAATTATCAAAAGGAATTTTCATTACCTTATTAATCCAAGTCTTTAGCTTGTAATGTTCTGAATTACCTCTTAAATTCTCAAATTGATTTAATTTAGATAATATAAAAGTCTTATTATGAAGAGACATATTAGAATTTAATATCTTAATAAAATTGGGTTCTATTTGTTGTTCTTCACTTTTAATTTCTTTTAATTTATTAATAATAGTCTTTTTAGCATCTAAATCTAAATGATTAAAATATTTACCAGTATTCTTTGTAGTTGTATCAAAATTATATAATTTATCAAATTCTTGATTATATTCTCTATCTTTATTCTTATCCTCTTCTGAATAATTTACATTTTGATTTGTTTGATTATTTTCTTCTTCATTTTGACCTAATAGAATCGTAAATACTAACTCGGGAAAGTTTGTAATTTTATTTGGTGCTGGATTTTCAAATGATTTTCTATATTCATCTTCTATTTTTTCAATGTATTTTAAAATATCAAAATTATTATTAGATTCATATTCTTTATCTAATTTTACAACTAATTCATCGTAATATACTAATTCTTCATTTAATTCTTTAATAAATTTCTTATTTTTACACTTCTTACATTCAAATAAAGTCTTTTTCATAGATTTAATCTCGTCTTTAATAATATTTAATAATCTTAATGTATTCATTTTTCGTGTTATATTCTTGTTAATAATACTTTTAATCCACTTTAAAGCAATTAGAATTCTGTCGTTGTTTGAATCATTTGAACCATCAGAATCAGTATCAGAACCAGAACCACCACCATTATCATTATCATCATATTCATCAACATCGTCTACATTAGAGACAGTATCATCTTTATATTTTTTATTCTTATATATTTTTTTATCAACTGCATCAGATGATAATTTTTGATTTAAATTAATAATAGGAAACATTTAATTATTTATATATATAAAATTTTAAATTCAATTTTTAATTAATTTATTTATTTATAAATGCTTATAAATTATGAAAAATATAAAAAATAGTATGACATAGATTACTTTCTAGCCATACAAACTTCAATAGCTGTCAAACTCTTCAGTAGTAACGATAACAGTGATCTCTCCATATCAGCAACGTATTTTAGACGAGTCTCAATTTGTCTCTTGATGATATCAATAATTTCTGGATCCGGAGATGAAATCATATCACTCATTCGTTGCGTCGCAAGTTCAATCATGTTTATTGTATGAGCACAGCCAAGTTCGTGTTCAAATGCTTGATTTGGGTTCATAGCTGCCAAAAGCGTTTGTCTCATAAAGTATTCCTCAGTTATAGGGGCAGTTGGATCCCTTGTACGGATTAATCTTTGAAACCAAGCAACTACTTGTCTGCCCTCTGGATTGTCCCAATGTTTATAAGCAGATGTATGCTTATCCATAGATACATGCACACTTTTGTCACAGTGAAGTGCCTTACAGTTGGTAGGCATTTCATCTCTGGACAAAACACAGCCTTTTGGTCCTAAATTAACACAGGGTATTCCAGGAATTGGTGTAAATGCTGATAAAGATAAACCAAGTTCCTCAACTTTGCGTGGTCTTAGTATGCCAATACCTGGACCTGGACGTTCGAGTGTGCTGTAAAAGTCCAGTACAATATTGTTTGGATCTAAAACTCCTCTTTCTATCATGTCCAGAATTTGTCTTGGGGTATATATTCCAGGCTGTATCCAACAAGCACCGGCACAACTTCGACAACCACAAGCAGGAGAAGAATTAATCTTTTTGAGATCTTCAGTGGAAATTCTGCCACTATCAGAATCAACTTGTTCCTGATGTAATTTGGCTTCTTCTGCTGTTCTTGGGCAACGAGCAGCATCAGAATTTGGAAGCGCAAGATTTCTAGGACGAACCCTTATCTCTTCACCTTCTGGTGTTGAGACTGGTACACGACCATCCTTGTATGGTCCTATAACCGTGACAGTTTTACCTGTGTAGTTCGGGTTTAGCATGTTGACAAGGACATATGTCCCGGTAAAGGGTTGGGGTTTGGCATTCCATCCACGAGGCACTAAGTCCTCAATATCACCAATACCACCACAGTGCAATTTAGGCCTTTGAGAGCCTCCACCTCTAGCTAATGATTTCATGGTGATAACAACCTGATTTATATATTTTCAACTTTTTTATAATTATCAATGATAATTATAAAATATGTTTTT